TACCATCCTGCGGGCTATCTGCCCATACCGAACGTGAACCAAAAATATCACTCCAAACTTTGAAGCGGTTATAGAGTTCGTAGGTATTATCGGAATCTTTATATACTTTAAAGTAGTCCAGACCCAATTTATGCAAATCAAAAAAGTTGGCTTTTGGGGAGTAGGTTCCATAGAGCCATGCGGCTCCGTCGGAACGATTGGGATTATCCTGACTATAGCCGGTAATGCCCAACAGCATGAGGATGCTGATGAAAATGAATATTTTGTATTTCATTTTAATATTTATTGATTTTTGTTTAGGTTTTTAAAAATAGAGTTTGTGTATTTTGAGTGATGGGACTGAAAAAGATTGAAGAGATTGATTTTCTAAATTCTTTTCACATTTCACTCTTTCACATTTCACGCAAATGGCGGACTACGGAGGTTATTTTGTCCTGTACCTGAATTCATCATTTCATTCATAGTGTAATAGGCGGTTAAGTTAATACTAATCCACGGACTTATACAAAGGTCGTGATAAATAAAGCATTTCGCAACTAATAATTAGTTGTAAAATACAACTGTGAGTTGTATTTTTTTAAGGATATCTTTTGTACTTCGAATCTGTTTCATGACAATGGGGGTTGTATCAGGGCAAAAAAGGAAAGGAATATTCTTATTTCCGGTATTTTAATTTTTGGTTCAGTTTGCCACCCGCCAATAAAAAAGGCGTGTAACTTTTACTGTATTCGCCTCTAAGGTACTGGTATACCCACACAACAAATAAGTAAAGCACACGCCATGACGTGTGCGTTTTTACTTATTATTCTTGTTGTGTTAAAAATTACCAGTTCTTAGAAGCAAGAATAATAGCAAACGCTATTTATATTTTTGATTTATCTTTTCTACTATTTACTATTGCATCCGTACATTTTAGGGATTTCGGATGTAAATGTAGTGTTTTTTACATATTGTACAAGCATATAAGGAAGAAAAGAAAGAAAAAAATTACATCCGGGGTTCAACAAAGGTGGATCTTCGATACAACACCGAACTGTATTTTGTCCAGATACGTTTATCCACGGCATCTGAAAAATGCGTTGCCTCCTGGGGCAGAACGCTGCCTTTACGCTCTGAAGATTTGTCTTTTTCAAACTTACCCTGGCGCTCGATGACCTTTGTATTATTCATGGAAATCAGCGTGTATTTACATTTTGTGCCGTTAAAGATTGTTTTACGGGGTCCCATATTGCCTTTGAGCAGGTTCGCCCATAGTAAATACTTTTCGTGCTGGGGCGGCTCCTGCCCTTTGTGCAGCCGGTGGATTACTTTCCAGCCGTTGCGGGCAAACCTGTCCGCTGCCTGCTCATTGTAGGGTTTCGAGTTTTTTGCATTGGGCTGGCGGCTGTCACCATAACGGTCATGGTAATACTCGATTTCTTTACACCCGTGATTCTCATAGTAAAGACAGCACTCATCAACCAGGTCGTCAATCATCACGTTCTGGGTTTCGTCCGGTTTTACAAAGAACTCGTTGATGGTACAATCACAGGGTTCTGCAATATTGGTGACAAAATTAAAATTCCGCTCCTGTGCAACGGAAAATAATGCAATTTTCGCTCCCCAGTCCGGAACAATCTCAAGGGGCTTGTTCGGGTCACAATCAAGGTCAAAGCGGCTGTCAGGCTTTCCCAGTTTTTTAAAATCGTAATCCGTCTTTTCTGCGAACGACTGGATAAAGGAGTCGTTCGTGGCATTATAATAGATGTGCTTCGCGGGATCAAGCTGGTAGTAACAGTCTTCCACTTTGTCTATCACCCAGTTTAAAATTTCTATCAGGAAAGTTAAAAGTGTTTGCTTTTTATACTCCCTTGCTATGTATTTCATGCCCAGATTGGTAATATTATCAAAAGCATTTGCAAGGGTGAATAAAATCCCGTCCTTCGAAACAAAGGGAGCAATTTTCGCCCGTAAACGAACAATCTCATTCCAGAGATCCTTAAAGTCTTTAAGGTGACGATTGAGATACAATTCTATCAGCTCGATCTGGAATTTCACGATACGGTTCCAGATATCAAAAAGCTGGATGCCTGCCTCGTCCTCGTAATACTTTGCATAATCTAACAACCAGCGCTGCTCCTGGGAGTACGGCATCGAGGATACGTACCTGAAGCCGTGATGCTGTCTTACCGGGTTGGGAGACTTAAACCCGAAATGCTCCTCATTGCCCCGGTTTGTCGGGGATACTTCCTGATCGTAACGCTCTTTATTTATTGTCAATGCCTCGTCTACCAGCTCACGGTCAACATTGGGACCACGGGCAGAACCGGCTCTGTCCTGGCTCAACATAAGATAGCCGTTGCCCCCGGCAAATGAGATAAAGTTCTCATGTTTAAGGATTTTCTCGTAAGGCGTAAACCAGCCTCTGGGCGGCTTTCTCCCGATTACATAATCCTTATCCTTTTCATAGCCAAGTTCTTCTAAAAACTTAAAAGTTGAAGGCAAAGTCCTGGTTAAAAGCTGACCATAAGTCTGACCGGTGATTGAAGTCACGGCACGGGGCATGCTGCGGTTAATCCGGTTAATCTCCCAGCCGATGGAAAACGATTTTCCGGTTCCGCGACCCCAGATATCTACTTCAGATACGGCGTCATTGAGAACAGAGATTTGTTGGGGAGAGTTTAAACTGATCAGTTCGGTAATCATGAATTGAATATTTCTTCCGCCTCAGTATCGTTAATTTCTTTTGCAAACAATGCCCGGTTAAGTTCCTGCAGGGTATTAACCGGCAGTTTATGCAGGTCATTGATATCCAGCTTCACCTGAGTATTATTGTTTTGAACCAAAATATAAAATGCATGCTTTTCATTTCTTTTGGGATCGACAATTTCTTCCGGTTTATCCCCGATGGCTTTAATCAAATTTGCATGCTCGGAAGCAATTACCTGGAATGCTTTGGCAGTACCAAGGTTCCTGCAACGCTCGATGTTTTTCACGATGTCATTAATAATCCAGCTGTGCCAAAAATCGAAGTCAAACGTGTGCAGGGTGTTGAATAGCCTGACCGCAAGACGAATGTCTTCATAGGCCTGTGTGCGCCCTACATCGGGATACTTTGCACGATATAAGGCAACGGCATGTTTTTGCAAAGGGTTCTTTTCAAGTATTTTGGAAGCATCAATAATACGGTCCAGCTGCAGCTGTTTTTCCGGGGACAATGGTGAGCTTCCCGGGTCAAGGATATGGGCTTTGATCAGCTCATAACTGTTATCTTCTAACGATTTTTTAGTCATAATTTTGCCTGTTTTTGAAAGTCCTTCATCATTTGTTGTGCAGGGCTGCTGCCGTTCAGGGCTGCCTGCAATATCGATTGCCGGAGCTCCATATCGGAAGCAAGCCAGCCTTTCATGTATGCTTTAAAAATATCTCCTTCATGTATAGCGATTAACTCGGTAAATTCATCCGGATCTGCTTCAAGGTTGATCGCGATATCTTCGGGAGAGTAAAATAGTTTTGCCATCTCTTCGATGGCCTTAAGTTGTTGCTCGTTCAAATTCATAGGAGAGTATTTTGTAGTCAAAATCAAAAATTTCAGGATCATTGTGAATGATACCCCGCTCCATTTTTGGATTATCAGTTGCATTCTGGCTGGTGACGATGCTGATCTTGTATGTTTCATTCCAGATTAGTGCAACTTTTGCATGAAGGGATGTACAACGGTAATCAAAGCAGGAAGAAAGCATCTGGAAAGGTTTTGGACTCATCACTTTCACCCGATGATCTATTAATATTTTCAGGGAAAGAATATCCCCGGATTTTAACTGCCTGTTGAGCTTCTCGATGCTGTCCTGGCTGAAACTGTAGGAAGTCATGAAAAGATGTGCCGGACCGGTAATTTTCATCAGGTGCAGAATTAACCGTACAAGGTTAAAATTTGCCCAGCTGTAGAAATGTATATTCTCTCCAGGGATCAATGATTTAATTGACCTGGTAAGAATAACTTCCGGGTTAGCCTTATATGACTTCTTTCCGGACTTATACGAAGAAACCACAGCTTCCCGTTCAGGATCCTGTGGTTTCTTTAAATTATTGAAATCTGTTAAGTTAATCAGCACGCTGTGCAAGTTTCAGGTTAATCTTTTCGATTGTTTTTTGGTTTGCCTGAATTCGCTTTACCAGCTTGATGCGTTGAGCACCTTCCGGCATCGGATCAGGAGCATCCTTCTTGGAATCAGACTGGTATTCCAGCTGATTCTGAGATTTGTAAACAGAGTTTTGCAGGTTCTTTTTCATCTTGGCCAGTGCCTCAGGATCATCCGGAAGCTTCACTTCCTTTTTAGATTCAGGTAGCGGAAAAAGTACTTGCATATCCGGCATCGTTCCGGTAGTGAAATAAGCTTCCTTGGCAGCGTATAATTTCTCGATCTGCATGGAACAGTTCGAAATCATGTCGCTCAATTCTTTGCGCTTTGCAACGCTCTCAGGGGTATTATCTTCGGGTACTTTACTCATCTGCTTATGATAGTCTGAGCGAACACCTAGCAGTCTGGAGTGTTCTTTCAGTACTTTCTCAATCTCAGGTGGGTAGGTTTTGGAAGGCTGGCTTCCAGCTTCAGATTCACCAGAAACTGCATTTGCAATTTTCCCGGTAAACTCTGTGATATGCTCTGCACTTTTTACGGAAGCATCTGCAATTTTATTGATTGCTGATTCTGTGTTATTTTTGTCATCGGCTTCCGGATCAGCGTTACCACCTTCGGAGGATCCTTCCGGATTTTGGCTTCCAGTTCCAGCTTCAGTACCATCACCGGTACTGGTAGTTTCTCCAGTTTTCCCGGTACTCTCAGGATCATCACCGGTATCGGTAGTTTTTCCACCTTCCCCGGTATCTTCCGGATTCTGATCACCAGAGTCAGCTTCAGGAAGCTCCGGCATATTCCTCCAGTCGAGTTTTACGGATTTACAAAGCTCATATTCCAGTTTTTCTTTGTATCGATCTTCCCGCCCTGGAAATATACGAGCCATCAGTTTGTTACGTGTAAACATGGTAAACAGCCCTACACCTTCATTGTAGTTCTTGCCTGAATAATACCACTTTAACACCTGTTTTTGTTCTTCTGTCATAACTGAATACGGTTAAGCAGGAACCCCTTAGGATTCCTGCGGTTTTGGTTTATCAGCTTTTTTTGTACCTGCCAGTGAAGTTGGCGTTTCCGGTGCTTCTTCTACCTTTTCAAGTTCAAGATATGGAAACCCGTTGTTGTAGAGTTCATCCATAGTTGCTTCCGGCACTTCCTGGCTAAAGTCCACGATGCCGTGGGTGCGGGTATGAACCCTGCCCGGTACGATTCCGACTACTTTATACTTTTTCATTATACTGCAGGCGTTAAGGGTACTGTACCTTCGTAAGCATAAAGCTTTTTACATTTGTAGGTGAACTCGAAGCTAAGGCCACGTTTGTCGGTTGTTGCTTTACCGGTTCCTGCACCGTCCGGGCTGCCTACAAATGTAGAAGAACGCAAAGCGTCTCCCATTAGAAACATTTGTCCATTGTTATCCGGCACGATGAATACCATATTTTCGTTACACGTGGCATTCATAAAGCCAAGCAACTTTTTACGAAGTCCGGGATGAAATACCTTTAGATGCATTACGAATGACTTGCTGTCACCTTCACCTACCGGTTCAATGGTGAATTCACCCATGTCATCAGTTACATACATAGAAAACAAGCGTTTTCCTGTTTTCATAAGCACATTTCCTGTCAATCCTGCAGAAGCCTCAAGGGTTGCTGGTGCTACCGGGATAGTTGGCCATGTTAATACATCTTTATGATATCCAAAATAGAAATATTGAGGGATTCCACCCATATTCCCGTCGGGAAGTTCTTTATCAATATCTGTAAAATCCATTGTAATAATTGTTATTGGTGAATAAATAGCTCACAGGCCGGTTAAGCCTGTGAGCGTTGAATTTAAGCCGGTTTCTTCAGGTTTGTCCATACACAACCATTCATCCCGAAGCCAAGGCCTTCCCACCAGTCTGCGAGTAAGCATACTTCACGTTTTGCTTCTTCGATCTTGATGTTGGTTTTGTTCTTTGACTTTTTGGTCAAATGTAACAGGTTCGGTTTGGGAG